ACATGATTCAACACCCTACCAAAGGTAGAGTTCATTTTAATTTATACCCGTTTCAGGAAAGTGTATTAAGATTATTCTTAAAAAATAAATTTAGTTTAATAAATAAATCAAGACAATTAGGAATTAGCACATTAAGTTCAGCATATGCTTTATGGCTTATGCTTTTTAATACTGATAAAAACGTATTGTGTATTGCTACTAAAACAGAAACAGCAAAAAACATGGTAACTAAGGTAAAATTTGGATATGATAATTTACCTAGTTGGATGAAAATTAAATCTTTAGAAAACAATAAACTTAGTATACGACTATCAAACGGTAGTCAAATGAAAGCCGTATCAGCTGCTGGTGATAGTGCGCGAAGTGAAGCCGTATCTTTGTTGCTTATTGACGAGGCCGCGTTTATCGATAACATTGAAGAAGTATTCGTATCTGCCCAACAAACCTTGGCGACTGGTGGTGGATGTATTGCTATGTCTACACCATATGGTACAGGAAACTGGTTCCACAGAACTTGGGTAAAAGCAGAAGAAGGTCAAAATAGTTTTTTACCAATTAGATTACCATGGGACGTTCATCCTGAGCGAAATCAAAGTTGGAGAGACCAACAAGATGTAGATTTAGGACCTAGAATGGCTGCTCAAGAATGTGATTGTGACTTTACAACTTCTGGTGACACAGCTATTGATCCTGCTATTCTAAACTGGTATTTAATTCAAGCAAAAGAACCTTTAGAACGTAGAGGTTTAGATGGTAATCTTTGGGTGTTTGAAAGACCAGACTATTCAAAAATGTATGCTGTTGTAGCTGACTGTGCTCGAGGAGATGGAAAAGATTATAGCGCTTTCCATGTTTTTGACATAGAAACTAATACTCAAGTAGCAGAATATAAAGGACAAATAGGAACTCGTGATTATGGTCATTTTTTAGTTGGCATAGCTAGTGAATATAATAATGCTTTGTTAGTTATTGAAAATGCTAACGTAGGATGGGACGTAGTTCAAACAGCAATTGAACGAGGTTATCCAAACATGTATTATAGTCCAAGACAAGACGCAGCTCTTACTAATGTAGAAATGTACTTAAATAAATTTGACTCAGGACAAGGGATGGTGCCTGGTTTTAGTACAACTTTACGTACTCGTCCATTAGTTATTGGAAAAATGATTAGTTATTTACATGAAAAAAGTGTAACTATTCAAAGTAAACGTACTTTAGAAGAATTAAGAACATTTATTTGGAAACATGGTAAAGCTCAAGCACAAGATGGCTATCATGATGACTTAGTAATGGCTTTAGGTATTTGTATGTTTTTAAGAGACACAAGTCTTAAATATAAACAAACAGGAGATCAATTAACTATAGCAAGTTTAGAAAATTTTGGAAAAGCAACAACATCTGTGGGACCTGGTGTTTATCAAGGTGGAAGTTACCGAGGAATAGGCGGAGGAAATGGAGTTCCTAACCAATGGAATATGGATATTGGTAACGGACAAATAATGGATTTAACTTGGCTAATTTAATAATATTTATTATCATATATAAGAATGGCTATATTTGACAACTTAAAACGACTCTTTAGTTCTGATGTAATTATTAGAAATGTAGGAGGAGACGAACTAAAAATACTAGATACAAATAATATTCAAACAACAGGAGTATTGGCAACAAACTCTGTTGTAGATAGATTTAGTAGAGTTTACACAACATCTGGCATAGCAGCTTATGCTGGACAGATGGCTATAAATTATCCTTCACTTCGTCCTCAACTTTATAGTGATTATGAATCAATGGATACTGATGCTATCGTAAGTAGTGCTTTAGATATTATAGCTGATGAATGTACATTAAGAAACGAATCAGGTGAAATGCTTCATATTCGTTCTAGTGACGAAAATATTCAAAAGATTTTATATAACTTGTTTTATGATGTATTAAATATTGAATTTAATTTGTGGTCATGGACAAGAAATATGTGTAAATATGGTGATTTTTTCTTGAAATTAGAAATTGCTGAAAAATTTGGAGTATATCAAGTTATACCATTCTCAGCATTTAATATTTTAAGAGAAGAAGGAATGGATCCTAAAAATCCATCATATGTACGATTTAAATATGATGCCGCCGCTGCTGCTGGTTATGGAACAACAGCTGGAGGATGGGCAAGTTATGGTGGAGGACAAAAAGATGAAGACGCATTTTATTTTGAAAATTATGAAATGGCTCATTTTAGACTATTGAGTGATCTTAATTATCTTCCATATGGTAGAAGTTATCTAGAGCCAGCTCGTAAATTATTTAAACAGTATATTTTGATGGAAGATGCGATGTTAATTCACCGTATCACCAGAGCCCCAGATAGACGATTATTCTACATTAATATTGGTTCTATTCCTCCAGCAGAAGTAGAAAATTACATGCAAAAAATGGTGTCTAAACTTAAAAAGACTCCATTTATGGATGAAAAAACAGGTCAATATAATCTAAAATACAACGTAATGAATATGTTGGAAGATTATTATATTCCTGTAAGAGGTAATGATACTACAACTAAAATTGATTCTGTAAAAGGATTAGAATATGATGGTATTAAAGACGTAGAATACTTACGAGAAAAATTATTTGCTGCTCTTAAAGTACCTAAAGCCTTTATGGGTTATGAAAAAGACTTAACTGGTAAAGCAACATTAGCTGCAGAAGATATTCGTTTTGCTCGTACAATTGAACGAATTCAACGTATATTAGTGAGTGAATTAACAAAAATTGCATTAGTTCACTTATATACTCAGGGTTACGACGGTGAAGCTATGACAAATTTTGAACTTAGCTTAACTACCCCTTCAATTATCTACGATCAAGAAAGAATTGCATTATTAAAAGAAAAAGTTGAATTAGCTAAATCAATTCAAGAATCAGGATTAATGCCTACAGATTGGATTTATGACAACGTATTCCACTTCAGTGAAGATGAAATTGATGAGTACAGAGATTTAGTTATTGAAGATAAAAAACGTCAATTTAGATACAAACAAGTAGAAGAAGAAGGAAATGATCCAGCAGAAACTGGACAGGCATATGGAACACCACATCAATTAGCTACAATTTATGGTAAAGGAAGATACACCCAAGTACCGAATGCTCCAACTGATATTCCTATGGGTTACGATGAAAACGAGCCTAATATTGTAAGATTACCTGGTAGACCTCAAGAAAAAACTAGTATTAAAGACACTCAACAAAGCCCATTCGGTAAAGATGCTTTAGGTCGTAAAGAATACTCATCATCTGATGATGGAGAGGATAAGTACGGTAAAACAAATCATAAAGGAGGTAGTCCTTTAGCTTTAGAAAGTAAAGCTCAATATTATAAAAATAAGTTTATGTTTGATATGATGCCTAAACCAGAAAGTAGAAAAATCCATTTATTTGAAAATAAAGACGACGATGGTATATTGAGTGAAGACAATATTATGCCTTTATAATTTTAATACATATTTATTATTAGAGCTTCACATGAATCAAATTAAACATTCAAAGTATAAAAATACTGGAATTATCTTTGAACTATTAGTTCGCCAGGTAACTAATGATGTCTTGGCTACTGGAGATTCCCCTTCAGTAAAGATTTTAAAAAAATATTTTTCAAATACTGAATTAGCCAAAGAGCAAAGACTTTATAACTTAGTAAATACACAAGAAAGATTTACAGAAGGTAAAGCAGAAACTATTTTACAAACTATTGCTGAATCAGCTTTAAAGTTTGATTTACAAAAGTTAAATAAGGAAAAGTATAATTTAATTAAAGAAATTAAAAAACACTACGATTTAAATAATTTTTTTAAAAATAAAATTAGTAATTATAAAACTAGTGCTAGTATTTACACATTGTTAGAATCTTATCGTTTACCTTATTTTACAGATCCTAAACAAGTAGTAAATAGTAAAATTACTCTTTTAGAGCATTTAACTCAAAAAGAAATTATTAACAAAGAAAATGAAGAAATAAAAGAATTTTTACAAGAAAGTAAAGATATTCGTATTTTAACTTATAGAATGTTAATAGAAAAATTTAATGACAAATACAGTAATTTCACTCCCCAACAAAAAGTTATATTAAAAGAATACATCAATAATATTAATGATTCAGCTAAATTAAAAAAAGTAGTAAACGATCATTACAATTATTTGAAACTTACTTTAAGTAGTTTTGCAGAAAATATTCAAGAACCTGTTACAAAAATTAAAATAAACGAAGGTATTAAATTGATTAAACCTATCCAGAAGAATGAAGCTCCTAAGGAAGAACATTTGATTAATTTATTACAATATTATGAGTTGTTAAGCGAAATTAAAAAAGTAATTTAATGGACAAAAAACGACTTAAAGAAAGAATTAAAAAGTTTGCTGAAAATCGCTTAAAGGAAATGTCTACTGGAGCTGGTGCTACTAGTGGATTTCAAACAGGTACTGGTTATCAACATCAAGGTAAAAAACCAAAAAACGAAACTAAACAAAAAGTATTTCAAAAACCACCTAAAGATGGTAAAGGAATTCCTTCTGTATTCACACCAGGCGCTAAAGATTTAAGCGCATATAAAAGTATTGGGTATAGAGAAGTAAAACCTAGTGAAATGATTGATGCTAAGTATCTTTGGGCTGGTAAAGGTGGATTAAAAGAAAATATTACTAAAATAGTAGATATTGATCCAAATCCTATGGATGATGTTCCCTCTATCAAAGTAGATTTAGTAAACGACCCAAATTCACCAGACGCATTTTTTAAAATGAGTGCTATGTATCATAGTAGTGATAATGGAAAAATGAAAATTTTCAAAAACAATCCAGGATTACAAAAAGCTGTCACTGCTTTACTACAAAAAGAATTTCAAAAAACTTTTAGAAAAGTAATTCATGGTACTTTAGGAGAACCTTTTGGATTAAAAGAATCAACTAATCCTAAAGACACAATTAAAACAGACGTTCCTTTGTTTATTCGCTTATTAGAATATGCTCGTGAAGATGCTAAAACAGACATGGATCTTCATAATGTTACTGAAAATATTATTAAGTTAAGCGGCACAGGAAATACTCTTACTATGGCTAATTATGATACCATAGTAAAAAAACAAGAATTAAACGAATCACGTTATAGTCAGTTTAAAAAACAAACTGAAGTAGTAAAGCCATCTACCCAGATGCACGTTGCGATCAAAGAAATAAAAAAACGTTTACAAGAAGTAAACAAAATCGCTAGTTACACAAAACAATTAAAAACTGAGTTGAGTGAAACTAACAATGTTTCTTACAATAAGCGTACTGAAGCTTATTTAGGTCAATTAATGAAAGAAACAGCAACGTTGTATCAAAATCTAAAACAAATAAAGGAAAATGGCAAAGGTAAAGACAAAAACATCGTCAGTTAAAGTTTTTCAAGTAAAACCTAAACGTAGACGTCCAGGAGTTCATGCTAAAACAAAAGCAAGCAAATCAAAATCTAGTAAAAATTACTCGAAAAGATACGTAGGACAAGGATAACACATATTTATTACCATGAGTAATCCTAATAAATCTTACTTTGATAAATACATCACTCCCGTAGTTCGTGAAATAGACAAAGTCAATGTTTACGAATTTGAAAATGGGATGGATTATGAATTAACAACTTCTGGAAAAACCATTAACGTTGATACTATCAAAGAAGCCCAAAGTAAAGTTTTGAAAAATCTTAAAAAAGATCCTAATTTCTACACCAACATGTTAGTAAATGAAACTATTAAAATGGTAGGTGAGTATGGATCTGGTAAAAAGCCTGGAGTAAAAAGTACTGCTAAAAGTGCAGAAGCCGTAAAAAAAGACGGTAAAATGCCTAAAGCTGATAAACAAGACGCTCCATTTGGTCTTAAAGACGAAGTAAAAGGTAAATATAAGTCTTCTGGAATGGAACCATTAAAATCAGCTAAATTGAATGAGGGATATGATGTTTATACACTCAACCCAGCATCTTATTTAGCCGCTATGGATCATAATGGACAACTTATTAAAAGTGTTAGAGATGCTATTAAAGGAGATGTTGCTTTAAAGAATATTGTTGTTAAAAAGTTAAAACAATACGCTGAAAAACACGACAAAGACGAAGAAATTCAAGATAAAGTAAAGAAAGCTGTTAAAACAATAAATGATGCTCCAATGAGTGAGTCTAAAGGCATTCCATCAGAACAGTTAACAAAGTTAAAACAATTAGTATCTAAATTAAAAGAAGAAGGTAAAAAAGATTTAGCTAGTGCTTTAGAAAGACTTCTTGATAAAGGTGTAGAAGAAGGAATGGATTACACAATTAGTAATCAAGAAACCGCTGATAAACCAGGTCCTGGATTTTACAATAGAGGAACATTGAGTGGTTTTGAAGAAGACATAAACGAAGACGTAAACGTAAAAGATTCTAGAAAAATTAAGTTAACTCCTACTACTAAAAATCAAATTTTGACTTTAGTTCATGAAATGGCTAAATCTATGAAAGAAAATAATGCTTATGATTTCAAAACATCATCAGGAGACACCGTAACAAAATCATTTAGTAGTGATGCTGCCGCCCAGAAGTTTGATACAGATAATCAAAATATTACCAGCTTTAAAAGAATTAAATGAGCAAACAGGTTTTAATAGAATATTTGGCATTCAAGCCATCACCTCAGTCTCTTAATGAGGCTAAGATGAATCCTACTAAAAATTTAGTGGTAGAAGGTATTGTACAACGTGCAGATGCTAAAAATGAAAATGGTCGTGTTTACCCTAAAACAATACTTCACAGAGAAGTAGAAAAATACATTGCAGGCCCGATTGCCCAAAACAGAGCTTTGGGTGAATTAGATCACCCAGAGTCTTCTGTTATTAGTTTAAAAAATGTTTGTCATAATATTAAACAATTGTGGTGGGAAGGCGATGATTTATTTGGTCGTATTGAAGTTCTTAACACACCTAGTGGAAATATTTTAAAAGACTTATTATTAAATAACATTACTGTAGGAATTAGTTCAAGAGGTATGGGAAGTGTTAAACAATTAGGAGAAAATACAGTAGAAGTACAAGATGATTTTGATTTAGTATGTTGGGACTTCGTAAGTACACCAAGTACTCATGGAGCATACATGAAACCAGTAAGTTTAGCTGAAAGTAAACAATATACTCAACAAAATACTAACCAATATTCAAAAATCAACTCACTGATTACAGATATTATTTGTAATCAAACGGGAGTTTGTTGTATAAAATAAAATTTTTTACTAGTTTTGCATGTTTCTGGATAGCCCTATATATTTATGGACATCCATACAGAATCTTTAATATTCTGTCGCACAAATTAAAAATCTTATATTGTCTCTCTAATAGACAGTGCGAAACAAAAAAAAACAAATGTCAAACAACCAACAATTATTTAAAGACGCAATTGCTGACGCCAAAACTTTACGTGAAGTTGCCGTCGCTAACGCAAAAGCCGCTCTTGAAGAATCTTTTATGCCTCGCATCCAAAGCATGTTTGAAAGACGTGTAATGGAAGCCGATGAATTAGAAGAAAAGAAAGAAGACGAGCTTGAAGAAAAAATCACCTACGAAGGTGACAAAGACAACCTCATTGATTCATTAGACGAAAACGAAGAAATGGAAGAAGATCTTGATCTTGAAGAACTTTTCAATTCACTTTCAGAAGACGAAGACAACATGGAAGAAATGTATCATGGTGAAGAAGAGATGGAAGAAGATTACAATCTTGAAGAAATCTTACGTGAACTTGAAGAAGAAGATTCTTCAATTTATGAAGACTATGATGAAGATTCTATGGAAGAAGGAACAGATGAAGATCTTAACGAAAATTCTATGTTTGAAAAAGCTAGTGGAGGTGAGAGCATCGACGAAGTAACAGTAGACGAACTTCGCGACATGATCCAAGACGCTATTAGAGCTGTCATGGGTGGTGAAGCTGGTGCTGCTGGAGACGAAGAAGCCGACATGGACATGGATATGGACATGGGTGGTGCTGAAGGTGACGATGAATTCAACTTAGACATCGAAGACGAAACTGAGGAAACTGAAGAAAAGCCTAAAAAGAAAAAGTCAAAAGAAGAAGAATTAGACGAATTATTTGCTCTTTACGAAAGAAAGAAAAAAGAAAAAGAAGAGCTTGACGAGCGTAAGTACAAGTACAAAGGTGGAAAAAATGAAAAAGAATTAGATGAAGCCTTTGATAAAAAAGCTAATGCTCCTTTCGGTTTAGGTAAATCAAAGAACAAAATCGGAGCTCCATATGGTGCTTCAGGTGACAAGAAATCTGGTTTAAATGGTGCTTACAAAAACAAACTTTCTATGAAGCTTAACGAAAAAGTTAAAGAAGTAGAAGAAGCTAAAAAGAAAGAAAAAGAATTAGAAGAAGCAATCAATGTAATTAAGAGTCTTCGTGGCCAATTAAATGAAGTTAACTTGTTAAATGCTAAATTGATTTATGTAAATAAATTATTTAAAGCAAGCAACTTGACTGAAAATCAAAAAGTAAATGTTGTTAATAGCTTTGATAAAGCACAAACTTTAACTGAAGCTAAAAACATTTACGAAGTGTTGAAAAACACA